CATCGCTGCCATGAATCACCAGTGACGGTGGATTGCTTGTAGTCCATGATGGTGCCTTTATGTGAGCAGGCCCAAGGACTGCAGCTTTGTCTCAAGCTGCGCCACTCGGTCCTGCAGGTTTTTGATCACGGCGAGAACGCTGTTGCCCTCGTCGGCGGTGACGAAGCCGAAACCTCCCGTACTCGTCAGGTTCTGAATCGCGTAGTCCGCCACGCTCGGTGCGGTGTAGGTCAGGGTTGTAAGCTGCGCGGTTAGTGCGGTGGGCTGAACGACCGCAGTGACCCCGAAGAAGCCGAGCATCGCAGCAGTGCCGCTGGCCTCTGCCCGGATGCACTCGCGAATCGCCGTGTCGTAGGCGCTGATCTTGACGCGGCCCTTGCGCGAGGCGTGTGTGGCATCGACCCAGGCGGCGTCAATCGCCCCAACCAGGGTGTCGGCTGTCGTGCTGCTCTTCGCGGCCAGATTGACGCGCACTCCAAGCCCAGCAGCGCCGGCGCCCGAGGAGTTCTTCGAGAACGTGACCAGATCGTAAATCGCATTGGTCGTGGCGTCGGACATCAACCATTTCAGATTCGGCGCGGTGCCGACTGCGGTAAATGTCGTTTTTCCGGTGCTGCCGGTGGTCGATGAGAGATAGTTCGATGCGTCGTAGCCCAGTCGCAGTTGTTCCGTCGTACTGATCGCGTGGACCTTGGCCGATGCTGCGGTGACCCCGAGGGCAAGAGACCCGGCGAAGTACGACACCGCGGGGGACTGGTTGTAGATCGACCACTTGTTGGTGCCGACATTGGTGCTTGACCCAATATAGAGGGCATAGCAGTTGGTGATCGTGCCCGCGTTGGACCAACCATCTCCAGAGCCGCCGATACTTACCCCGTAAGCTGTCCCAATGGAAGACCCGGCCGACACGGAAACTCCTGCGGCTACACATGCCAAGGTCGTAATCGTAGAGTTTCCACTTACCGTGACATACCCTTCCGTTCCCCATCCCTGTGTTAGGGTTCCACCACCAGATACTGTGAGTTCGCCTGCAAGAGGGTTGGCTGACGAAACAACACCAGACCCCGCGTGATACACCGTCCCATATACTGCCCCTAGAAAACCAGCGGCAAGTCCGTGAAAATAGTTACGGGCATATTGTCCATGAACACTTGTGGGGCTGCCTGTGCCGTCTATGTTCAGGTTAATGTTTTGACCGTAGATGTTACTGATCGAAAAAGTGTTTCCCACAGGCACGGAAACGTCTATTACAGACCCGTATTTGTATGGCGACCCTGACTTAACGTCGGATGGTGACACAACCATTGAGTTAGTGCGTACAGCTTCTGCCGCACTGGGGCTGGAAACCGTTGTTTTTGAGTTTTCTTTGCTGGTTATCGTGCCTCCGGCAATAACAGGTAAGAGCGTAGTTACAGAACCCAAAGACGCGCCTGAACCGATGGCTATGTTCTCTCCATCAACCCTGAACGTGTCCGCTCCCACCGTCAGATCAGCACTTGGGTTCGTGTTGCCAATCCCCACATTTCCGTTGTTGAGGATGGTAACTGCTTCCGTTCCACCTGCATCGCCCACCAGCGCATTAATTGCGGTAGCCCCCGCCGTGCCAGTCCCTGACGTGCCCTGTAGAGTCAGTTTATCGGTGACTCCCGTGCCGCCAATGAGTGTTTGGCCGCCTGCGATACCAGCCAGCGTTGCGAACACGGACTGCAACGCCGTCTTGATGCTCGACCAGGACAGCTTTTTGAGGACGCCCCCTGCGGCGCTATCGGACAGACCGACAAGATCAGCATCGACCGGCGTTGTCTTGGCAGTCAGTGCGGCAATCGCAGCCCCTTCGCCATCGGCGGACACGCGGTATGTGAGAGATGCCGGGTCTGTGCTGCCGGTAATGCCCACGCGAACCTGCAAGGCTTCAATCGCGTCGTTGGCATTGGTGTGCTGCGCGGCATGGCTGACTACAGCCGTGCTGTCCGACCCGAGCGGGTTGGTCAGCGAATCCAGTGCGCCGGGGAAGTTGGTACTCACTTCGGCTCCCTATCCATTTTGCCGTCCAGCTTGTTCTCAATCTTGTCCAGCTTGGCGAACAGTGCAGTGAGACTTTTCTCGAAGTACTCTCGCTGCATGTTTGTGCTGCGCTCCAAGTCTTCCTTCTTCACGTACTCACCGGCAACCAGAAGTTGTATCTGGCCGATCTTCGCCGTGATATCCAGGTCACATTTCTGTAGTTCCCGAAGACCCTCCCAGATCACCTTGAGGATGAACGAGATGGCTGCACCAAAGCCAGCCATGAGGTAGTTGATCAGTGTCTGGTCCAAAATGGTCTCCATGTCAGGCGGCCATCCCCATCAGCGCCACGAGTTCGTCCAGGGATAGAGTTTCACAGGCTCCATTATAGCGTGAAACTATCACAGAACGCTCGCATGTGGCAAAAAAGCTATTGGAGAGCACGGACGCTGGCGGGCTGGAGGACGTGCTCATGCAGGCACGCGACTGTGCCGATGATGCTGTCGCGGCACCGCCTTGAAGCGTGCGCACGGCGAGTTTCCGGGTGGAGAGGGTGACACTGGCTGCAGATGAGGGCCTTCCCGCAAACTGCACACTGATACCGAATCTGGCAACTTTCGTTGCCTTGACCCAGCCGCGGTCCTTCCAGACGTAGCCGGTGCCGCCCTCGTCCCAGCCGCCGCCCGCCCCGGAACCCGGTGCTTGCGGGATTTCGACTTCTGGCGATATCGGGGTGCCATCATAGCTATAGCTGATCGAGTCATAGCTAATTGGCTCGTCGTAAGTTAACACTACCCTATCCGGGCCACACCCTCGTCGGGCATTCGATACTCAAACAAGCCGTCAAACACCCCGGCTACTCGTTCCAGTTGTGTCACGTTGATGGCATAGCCAGTGTCCGCGTCATAGACCAGGATGGTTTTCGCCTTGATGTCCGCGTCCAGCCACTCGGTATTGTTGAACCGCAGCACAGCTTCCTGTCCATCCATTACCGCCCGGTACCCGGTCAGCACATTCCCGCCAGCGGCATACCCTCTGCCCACCCACTCACCCTTGGGCGTGTAGGCGTCAAGGCTGATGGCATCCGGGTACAGGGCCACCTTGTAGGTGTGGTCCGGTGGGCAGACCGCTTTCAAGGCACGCATGGCGAAACTCATTGCGATACCCTCTCAATGATCAACTCGCCTTCCTCGTTCCTTCGCATCTTCATGATCGAGGCCGAGGACTGGGTGTTGTCCACGTTCACCGTGATGTCCGGGCTAACCAGCGTGGTCGTTGGCGCAGCAGCCACGGCAGCCTTCTGCCGCTTGTTCTGCCCGCGTCCAGTCGACGGTGTCGTTGGCTTCAGCTTCTGGTTGAGCGTTGAACCGCTATTGGTTGGGTTCTGCGGGTCCGCCGCTGCCGGGGCCGGCTTGTGGAACATCGTCCCGGACAAGGGCTTCATCCCGGTCGGTGCCAGTTGCCCATTCAAGATCAGGCAGGCCTCGTCGTCCGAGATCAACCCCAGGCTCAACTTCTCCAGCGTCATCATCTGTTCGGTCTGCTTGAAGGCCAGCAACTCGTTTTCCGGGCGCAGGTCGATGGCTGCATACCTGAACTCGACCACCACATCGAGTCCGAACAGGCGAGCCGACAGGGTGAAGGCACGGCTCCAGAACTCCTCGATAGGGGCCTTGACGGCACCCGCGCACGACTTCATGAACAGCATGATTTCGCTGGAGGCAATGTTTGAACTGCCCGAGGCAAAGCCGAGGATCGTGCCGTTGGTCTTGCTGCCTGCACTCAATCGGGCGTTGCTCATCTCCTGCAGGACGCTGTACTCGGTAGCCAAACCGGCATTGCTCGGGTTCTCCACCTCGAACTCCAGAGAGTCCAAGTAGACCAGGGCGTCCTGCGGAGTCAGCGAGTTGATCTTCTGCTCGATGGCTGCCGTGATGGCATTCAGTTCATCGACTGCCTTCTGGTTGTCGGTCTTGGCTTCCGGGCTGAGAAACTTCCTGACCTGCTCCTCGTTGATCTTCACCTTCTGGCGCGGGTGGATGACCTTGCCCACGACTCGGGTGATGTCATTCGAGAACTGCTCCGAGTAGATCACCGGCTTGATTGCGCTCTCCAGCGGGCTGGTCGAGTAGGGGTCAAGCAGGGACTGATCCAGGCTCACGTACAGGAAGGTGGGGTAGTCCAGGTTGATTTTCTGGTCCGCGATGTACTGCCACGGCACGAGCATCTTGTCGTTGCCGGCCACGAACTTGACTTGCGTGGTGCTGATCGGCTGAATGCGTTTGGGCAGCCGGTCCTTCCCGAGAACGACCTCGCCACAGGCACTGCCGTACATCATCAGTTCCCTGGCCAACGACTCGCTTGTGGCCCGAATCGACTGCGGCCCGGTGAATCCGTCCGTGGAATAGTCCGGGAGCAGGTCGAAGCGTGTCGCCAGTTGCTGCACGAGCAGGGTGGCTTCCCGGTTGAAGGTGTTGTCCGGGTTCTTGGCAATCGCCGTCCAGCTTTGTGGCACGCCGAGGCGGGCGTAGGCCCAGACTGCCGCGCTCAGGTCCGGGCTAGCTGATACGAAATCCCGAATGATCGTGCGCGTGTCCTGCCCGTTGCGCAGCGTGGTGGTGTCCGTGCTGGCCAGCCTGCGGTCTTCGAGGCTGAGGACCGCGTCCGATGGCTTGGTCGTCTTCAGGTACGACGGATAGGTTTGCGACCCCGGCTTCACCTTGGGCGGGGCCACGGGCGCGATTTGCGTCGCGGCGCTCATGCCAAAGAACTTTCGGACAGAATCGAACATCAGGAACCTCCTCGTGGTCCCTGATTTTACAACAGATAACTGAGCACAGCAAAGTCTTTATGACAGCATACTGCACACTGCCCTGGCAAATGTCTACCTTTGGCGCACCTGAAACGACGAAAGTAGGGGTAGGGCCGTGCCGTAGTCGTCTGAAACGCCCAGAATTCGGGACGCGACCAGGGCATAGAGCAGGCCCATGTGGGCGTGATCCACCTTCAGGGTCTTCACCCACGTATACATCAACTCCCCGTTCTTGAACATCTGTATACGCTTGTTGTCCATCATGTGCGTGTACCAAGTGTCGTTCATGCTGTCGGACACCTTCATGATGCTGCCGGCTCTAACCAGGCTCATGACCACGTCCATGCAGGCGTCTTTTGCGATGTTGACCTGCCTCATCCCTTCAACACCCTTGTCATTGTCTTGCTCCACGTTCTTGACGTGGAACAGTTCAATGCCCTTGGACATGACGAAGACAGCGGCGAAGCTGTTGCGTATGTTCTGTTGGATTTGGTAGACCGCCTCCGTGAGCGGGCCTCGGTCAACAACCAGCATTCTGATGCGATACTGTTGCTGCAAGGCTGCTGACCTGCTCACAACCTCGTGCACAGGGATGGCTTCGATCTTGACGATGATCAAAGTCTGGTTGGGCAGTACGGCACAGATCACTGCCCAGCAGGTCGTTCCCATGTCCAAGCCCATGACATAGGAGTGAATCCCTCCCGGCATTTCGTTAATGGTGGCATCCCTCAACTCTGATAGGGCCAACGACGTCTCCCTGTCTTCGAGGCTTTTTCCCAGTCTCTGGTTGTAGAAGTCCTTCAGTCTCGTGTAGTTCACACTGGATCGTACAATTGCCGAGGGCTTGACGTTTGTACAGTCAAACGGGGAAATCTGATAGCCACTGTCGATAAAGGCATCGTTCGGATTCTCAACAACCCACTGCCGTTTTGACTCAGCAAGTTCGACTTTGCTCTTGCACTTCGGGCAGGCTACATACGAATCCATCCACCTGAAGTTGGCTTTTGCGAAGTGCGCTTTTGTGATCTTGTCCAGGTCCCCATCATACCCTGGTACTTTCACGTGCTCGTGGTAGTCAGGGATGAACCAGTGGTTACACTTGTTGCACTTACACATCTGGAACTTGCGCTTGCTCTGCTCGAACATCAACGAGATGCCGTACTGCGGTATTGAGGGTGTGCTCAGAAACACCCGCATCTGATACTTGGACGCAATCAATCTTGAATCGAACAGGGTCATGACCTCTTGGTCGCTGTTGTCGGTTTCATCGCATATCAGGAGGTCACAAGGTACAGATAGGGCTTGTGTGTCCTTGTTGCACCCCTTGAGATACAGCCATGACTCCGCAAACCGCTTGACACTGACGTTGTCGACCTCTTTACTGATCAACTCTTTCAGATATGGAGAACTCTCCACTACAGGAGATATTCGGCTTTGCATGAAAGCACCGGCTGCTGTGGCAGAGGGGAGTGTGTAGATAACCGAAAAGCCATCAATTAGCGCACATCTGGCAAGTGCCAGCCGGGAACTCATTTCCGAGATACCTAGCTGCGCTCCCTTGGAGATGACAATGGTTGATGCAGGGTCCTGAAGAATCTCTTTTTGGTATTCATGCCCTTCAAATGAGAACTTCTTGCCCTTTAGATAGGTGTGCTCCGTGATGAAGTCACAGATTGTGTCTGCGCTGTGTGCTGACAAAGATGCCTTCAGCCTTGACATATGGCGTGCGAAAGCGTCATCAGACATCTGCTGCTCCTAGTCTCTCGTACTCAGCCAGAAACGTCTTTGCCATCTCAATGGGCAGGGTCTTCATGTACTTGATCAGCAGGTTCTCGATAGAGCGAAACCGCTCCGAGGTGTAGAACTCGGTCTGCATTCTGACAAGGTCTCCGAGCGTGGACTTGACCTGGGCCGC